CAGAAGAATATACAAAAGCCGTAGAAACGGTGGAATTTAAGTATTGGAGAAAGCATCCTGCCTTGCAAGGTTGGATGGAAGAATTATATTATAATAAAGGTGGTGAGTCAAAACAGTTTAACTGTGTTAATGTACAATTAACATGGGAAGATTTAGAAGATTTAGAACATGCTGTAAAAAATAATATATTACCAGAAACAGAAGGATTTTTGTTTGGTAATAACTCCAGTGAGGACTATAAAAAAGAAGATCTTCAGTTTATAGAAGATGCTTTAGAAGCAATTAAAGATGGTGATGATGTATATTACTCATCATGGTGGTAAATTATAGTTATGAAAAAAAATAAACTAATAAATCAAGGAAGATCAGAGCAACAAACTGAAAGTAATTATAAGATACTAGGCTGGACAATTGTGTTTGGCCTAGTAATTATATTTGTATCAGCATTGCATTGGTTCCTTATAGATATAATTTTATGAGAGATCAATTATTTATAGAAGGTACAGTAAAAGACGGTAAACTACATTTTCCTGTAAAAGCATACCAAACAAAATTTGATAGCTTTTTTAAACAACATGAGGATGGTGTAAGAGTAGAGTTATTTATAGGTGTACAAGATGGTAAGGGTAGTAACCCGCAGTTAGCAAGAATACATGCTATGATTCGTGAGATTGCTAATGAGTTAGGATATACTTTTGAAGAAGTAAAACTACAAGTAAAAAGAAAAGCAGGCCTCTGTTTTGTTAAGAACAATAAAGAGTACTGCAAATCTTTTGGTAAATGTGATAAAGAAGAACTAAACTTAGCTATACAAGCTGCAATGGAAATTGGAGACTTTAGTGGTATGCAATTAAGATAACTTAGTAAACTCTTGAGTGATATTTTTTAATATCTCTATAGGGTCTTTAGTATTTTCAGTTGCTTTATCTGTAATTTCTTTAAATTTATCTTTATCAATAGGAACCTCTTCTACTTTAGTTAGACCTTGTTCATGGGCATAGTTTTTAAGTAAATGGATTAAGGCATAAAGAGTGTATATCTCTGATTCAGTAGGAGTAAATATTCTTTTTTTGTCTTGAAAAGATTTGGGATCTTGTATAGATTCATTAAACTCTTTTATTAAATTGCTGATATCAGCAACATCATCATAGAACTCGGTAATATATCTTAGATATATTTGCTGGAGCCCAACAATAAAACTTGGGTTAATCTCAGCTTTAAGATTTTTAGAGTTGTCGTAGTTAATATAAGTTTTGTTATCAGCCATATTATAAAGTATTTAAAATCAAAATTATGAATAATAAATCAATTATAAAAGAAAAACCAATAGAAGTTAATATAGAAGAATTAAGAGAGAATGTAAATTCTACTTTAGTATCTTCAGGATGGGATAAAATGCTATCTATATTTGTCAACGGTTTAGACTTTGATTATATAGTCAACAACTTAGTTGATTGTGTAAATGCAGGTAAAAGATTTACACCGAAGTTTAAAGATATATTTAATGCATTTAAAGAATGTCCATATGATGATCTAAAAGTTGTTATAGTAGGTCAAGATCCGTATCCACAGTTAGAAGTAGCTGATGGTATAGCATTTAGTTGTAGTAATAAAGGTAAAGCTGAAAAGTCTTTACAATACATAAATAAAGCAATAGGTAAAGACTATACAGATTTAAGATGTTGGTCTAACCAAGGCGTACTTCTTATAAATACAGCATTAACAGTGCAAATAAATAGTATAGGTTCACATTATAATTTATGGAAACCTTTCACAACTTATTTGTTTGACACAATAAATAAAGTTAAACCAGATACAATATTTATACTAATGGGTAATAAAGCCCAAGAGTGGCAGACGCTCATACCAAATTGTACAAAAATTAAATGTTCTCATCCAGCTTCAGCAGCATATAGAGGTGGTGATTGGGACCATAATGATGTCTTCAATAAAGCAAATAGATTATTGGAAAAGCAAAATAAATCTTTGATAAATTGGTAATTTTTAGTATATTTGAATCAGACAAAACAAATAGATAAATGTCTAAAAATCAAGAGATTAAATCAAAAAAAGATATTATAAATTTCAGAAAAAGATATAAGAAAAACTATGGTGTTGACTTATATATTTATGCTAGAAAAGAAGATAGACGTATAATTCCTATAGAGCTTTACATTAAAGTGGCTTTTGAATGTTTTAAAGAAGACAACCCGGATTTAACAGATATAAAAACAATTCACAATGATAGTAGACTAAGATGCTTCTTAGTGTACAAACAAGTAATGTGTTATTTAGCTCATAAAGATGGATATAGTAAAAACTTTATTGCAAGGAAGTTAGGTAAGAATCATGCAACAGTAATTAATTCATGTACACGTACAGAAAATGGTCTTGAAGTTAATGATGAATTAGTTGTTAAAGCATATCATCAAATAATTAATAAACTAACAGAAAATGTGGGAACTATTCCAGAAAATCTTAAAATTGAAGATCAGTCCGAATCAAGCATTGATACTATTTGGGATGAAGCAAGGCGTTTCCTTGCCCAAAGCCCTAAGTGAAGATAAAGAATACCTTGTAGAAATAGGTATGCTTGAGAAAGAAAATGATCAGTATAAAATGACAGGAGAAGGTAAAGCTTTTTGTGCAAGACTTGATAATTATTTTATCAAAGCAAAAAAGAAAACTGATATACAACTTATGGGTAAAAACTTTGTTGATAAAATAAATACCTATAGAGAAATATTTCCTGCTAAAAAACTACCAAGTGGTACACCTGCAAGAAATAATGTTAAAGCATTAGGTGAAGCTTTTAGATGGTTTTTTGAAACATATGATTATTCATGGGATGATATTATGGCTGCAACAAAGATGTATGTAAATGAATATAGAGACAAAGAGTATATGTATATGCAGACAAGTCAATATTTTATTTGCAAACAAGATAAACATAGAGTTAAGAATTCTAGACTAGCAGATTACTGTGATATGATACGTGATGGTATTAGTACAGAAGAAGAACATTTTAAAGAAAGAGTTGTATGAGTAAACCAAAACCAGCATGGGTGGGTCAATATGAAGCCTTCAATGATGCACTTAAATATATGTATGCCAGATCAACTGGTGAAGAGAAATCTATATATACACCGTGGCCTAAATTTAATGATGCATGTACTGATGGGTTAGAATGGAACACTTTAACGGTTATTGGTGGTAGACCTGGCTCAGGTAAAACATTAATAAAAGACCAAATCATAAGAGAATCTTTTGTATTAAACCCTAATGATAAGTTTAGAGTATTAGAATTCCAGTTTGAGATGGTTGGTAGAACATCAGCTATTAGAGAATTTAGTTCAATAACCGGTAAAACTTATAAAGAGTTATGTAGTGCCGGGTCTATACTTAATAATGATGTACTGAATTCTTGTCATCAGTATGCGAAGGAAAGAGTAAAATACCCTGTAGATATTGTTAGTACACCAATGACAGTTAATCAAATGCGTGATCAAATTGATCAGTATATGGAACATCATAAAGGAGTAAAAACAATAATAACACTTGATCATAGCATGCTTGTAAAAAGAGCACCTTATCAAAATAGTACATTAGATATGTTATTTGAATTAGGTGAATTCTTTACACAGTGTAAGAGAGACTATCCTTGTTTATTTATATGTCTATCACAATTAAATAGAAATATAGATAACCCGGATAGAGCAATTGACGGTAAGTATGGTAATTATATACTTGAGTCAGATATATTTGGATCAGATGCAATGCTACAACATGCTGATACTTTGATAGGTATCAACAGGCCTGCAAAGCAAAAGATTAGGTTTTATGGTCCAGATAGATATATTATTGAAAATGACAGAACGTTAGTGTTGCACTTTCTAAAAGCCAGAAATGGTGATGCAAGAATGAGTTTCTTCAAAGCAAAGTTTGAAAAAATGCAGATAGAAGAAATGGCAACACCAGCACAACAAGAAAGAAGATGATAAATACTAAAAACTTAAGTAATAAAAAAAAAATGGGACTAACACCGCAAGAAAGAAAAGAAAAAGTAGCTGTCCTAAGAGAAGAGCATGAAGATTACTTCCAAACAGAAGGTAAAATAAATGCATTGTTTATACCTAAGATGGCTTATAGACCAAGCGGTAAAGATGAACTTCATATAAGTTTCTTTCCAAGTGAATTAGAAAAAGAAGAAGATATCTATACAGAATTTGTGTCTATAGATTATGATACAGAAGATCCTAAAAGGACTTTATATTTGCATAAACACAACCCGCATTGGAGAGAAGAGTATGAGCTTGTAGAATCATCATCTGGTTTTATAAGACATATGATACCCGTAAGTGAGTTAAAAATTATCAATGATGTGACAAGTAGGGGTAAAGCAATTGTAGACTTTGCTAATCCTAATTTGCCAGACCCAGATACACTGCTCCCTTCCTCCACTTCTCCCGACCTTAATGTGGAGTTGATTAATAAATTAGATGAAATCAATAAAACATTAAATAAATTAATAACAGTAATAAGTAAAAACAATGGCAAATAGCGTATTAGTAATTGCAGATTCAGGTACAGGAAAGTCTACCTCAATCAGAACATTAGACCCAAAAGAGACTTTCATTATAAATATTGCTAATAAACCTTTACCGTTTAAAGGTTATAAAAGCATGTATACACAAATTAGCAAAGATAACCCAAATGGTAATCTGACATCAACTTCTACTGCACAAGGTATAGTAAAAGCTATGATGCATGTTAATGATAAAATGCCTAACATTAAAACTATTGTTGTTGATGATTGGCAGTATATGAGTTCTTTTGAGTATTTTGATAGAGCCAATGAAAAAGGATATGATAAGTTTACCCAGATTGCATCTAACTTAGCACAAGTTGCAAAGCTTCCAAAAGATTTAAGGGATGACTTGACAATTATTTTCTTAACTCATTCAGAAGATTCAACAGATATAAATGGAAATAGAAGAATTAAAGCTAAAACAGTTGGTAAAATGATTGATAATGCTTTAACTTTGGAAGGTCTATTTTCAATTGTCCTTTTTGGAAAAGTAAATAAAAATGATGATGGTGTTCTTGAGTATGGTTTTGAAACCCAAAACAATGGCGAGAATACATGTAAATCACCAATGGGTATGTTTGAGGAAAGTTTTATTCCAAATGACCTACAATTTGTAAAAGATTGTATTGAAGAATACAACAAGTAAAAATTAATTAATTAAAAAAAGTAAATTATGTTAAGTACTAAAGACATGTCAGCTGGAAATGGTGGTTCAAGACCAGTATTAGATCCAGGAAACCACAAAGTAAAAATCAATTCAATCACATTTGATCAAACACCTTATGATTCTGAAGCATACAATATTGTATTGCATGTAGAAGGAGAACCTATGGGTGGAGATTTTCAAGGTTTTGCAAAGGATATGAATAATCCAGATGGCCCACGTTATGAAGGTCAAGTTGGTAGAGTAAGGTTTAGCCCATATCCATACAAAGATGCTGTATTGCAAAATGGTAATGAAATCAATAGAGATACAGAAGTTTTGAAAGCTATGGTATTTCTTGCTGAAGTTGTAGGAAAGAGAAATGAGCTTGATGCTATTGAAGCAAATACAATTGAAGACTTTATGATAAAAGCATCAAATGTTTGTTCTAATACTGGTTATATTAACGCGTGTTTAGGTTCAAGAGAGTGGGAAAACAAAGATGGTTATGTAAATAATGATCTATTCTTACCAAAGAGAACTAGAGGCAGTGTGCCATTAGAATCTTTAGATGTTGAAAATTCTAAATTGACAGCATTTGATAAAAATAATACAAATCATTTTAGACCTTTTATTCAAAAAGATGCACCAAAAGCAGACAATTTTGAGCCAGCAGCAATAGCAGGTAGTGATTTTGATTTGTAATATAAATTAAAGA